AAAACAGTTGAACTTGGAAGTGGAACCATATATATTCTTTCAGCGCCTGCTGAAATCAATTCCAAAAATGCTTTATGAAGATCTGAACCTTCACCAAATGCGGCAATTACGTCTTTTTCTGTTGTTGCTTGAACGATATCAAGATCACTAACGTTACCGTAATTGTCTGCAGTGTCTCTCTTTGCTATAACAACAATTCTAGGACCTGCTGGTGTATTTGTGCGCGATACGCTATAGAAGCGATCTCTGATTAGGGTGGTTACTCCAGGAATAGCCATGTTATCTTTAAACCTCCGACTAAATTATGGGGCATTAATTCTTCTTTTATAGTAACAGATAAGTTATAAAAATAACTCAACAAGCCAATTTAGATAAGTTTTTTATATACTTAATTAAACCCAGGCGTAGAACCTTGTTGTAGGTCAACAATATTAATACTTATACTTTGATAATTTGGCGTTGCTGATGTCAATAGTTCGGGCTCATATGCCATGGCCGTTCTTAGGTCAATAGCAATTTGCTCAATAGTCTCAGCCTTAGCTGCAAATGTTTTTTCAGTGGTAAGCATGTAAGTTACTGTTCTTTTATGAATATCTTTTGACTCTCTGTTTACTTCTGAGTCAGCCAATCTCCTTGAATATACTAACTCTGAAGCTCCTATTTTTTTAAAAATAGGAGTAAATTCCATCATAAAATCTTCAAATGTTTCGATTAAAGATTCAACTACATAAGCATTATCTTGATCATCTATTCTTGTATTTGTATTTGCTCCAGACCTATTGCCTGACGGAGCAAGTGCGTGAAAAGCTATAATGTTTTGAAATCTTTGTCCATAAATATATATATTGCCACTAGTTATTTGTCTCATTCTTGGTTTTGGTTCGACCGAATGAGCTTTTCTTAGTTCCAAAGAATAAGTTATAATTGCTGGAGTATCTTCCATTCTTCCGGTTGTCTGACCAGTAGATGGATCTACATAATTCGGATTAAACCAAGTAAATGATGGATCAGATGGCGATGAAGATTTAATTGGAAAATTTGGAAAAGACTGTTCCCATAAAGATTTAACGGTAGAAATAAATTCTAGGTATGATAGGTTACCTTCAGACTGAAGTGGTTCTGCAAATTTTAATTTTGTATATGAGTCTGTAAGACCAAATCTTGGCCAGCCAACTGTGTTTTGTGCCATACTATGCTCCCGGCCCTGCTGCTAATGATAGATTTATTTTTTTTAACCCTAATGAAGAAATTATATTTATATATAATAAAATTATCCCAGGTTCTGAACTTGATGGTTTTGCATTGAATTCATAATCAACTATTACCTTATCTTTTTTTAGTCTTTTAAGTAGTTCAGATGTGTTATTGATTACTTTGTCATAGCCAAATTTACCTATAGAATCGTAACCAAATCCTTTTACTGAACTAGATAGATACGAAGCTAGTCTCATTTGTGGTAGTTTTGAAAAAATTGAATTCATACTTGCCATAGTATAGTCATTAGTTAGATATACCTCATAGGGTTGAGCTCTTCTTGCCTTATTGCTTCTGTATATTGTGTTTATTCCTATGTCATCAAGTCTATTCATTTCCAAAGAATTTAAATTTGATCCATATACTGACATTGCTCCAGGTATTCTTTTTCTGATCAAACCAAAATTCAATGGATTAGAAACTATAAGTCCAGCTACAGCAGCAGATACTGAGTTGATGTATGTAAAATCTAATTGTGCGTGAGAGAATAAAGCTTCACCATAAACTGGAACAACATACCTTCCAGAATCAGATGTAACGTCTCCATCTATACTGTAAATTGTAAATTTATCTGATAAATTTTCATTATTTTCAATTTCAGTTATATCTGAAGATGTTATCCCATTTGTTCTTGATCCAATAACTCCAATTTGTACATATCCAGTTTCATTATGAAAGTCATCGCAATAATCTGCTAATTGTGAAACAAAATCTATTCCACCAGTCTTTATTATGGAAACCTCCAAAGGAACTATAACGTCAATAAAATCAAGGACATTTAATACCGAATAAGTTACAGATAACCTTTGGTAATATCTTTCATAAAAAGTTTTAGAAGTTGGAGTTGCAGATAGATAATCAATATATGTTGAAGATACTAACCTTTTATCTATATCTTCTACATACTCTGTCATTGGAGCCGCAGCACATATTAGTATATTTCTAGCACCAGCGTCATACGCATCAAAAACTCCCCTTAAAAGGGGGCTACTCATATCTCCATTTAATAATTCAACTGCATGTTGAACAGACCTTATCTTTATTGGGCTATTTAATTCAATTCCATCAGCATGTCCTATTAAAAGGAGCGTCTGCATATTTGAAAAACTTATATCTTCATAAGAAGGCTTATACGTAACTACGCTTGATTTGTTGCCCATCGGTACGGTAGGAAGTAGCTCATACGCCTGTTCCTTTACTTCAAATCTAGATTCTATTATAATTTCAGAATTGTCTTTAACAGTCTTAGCGACTGCAGTATATAGACCCGGATACGTTCCTTGTGGAACTGTATAGTTAAATATAAATTCAGAGTTATTAGTTCTTTCTATATAAGCATTGGGGTCTGGAGTTGCGTTTGTATAAAGGTATGAGATTGGATTTCTAATTATTGAAGAAAATCTACTATCACCTCTTACGACAGAAACGGTTACATCTATTGGTGTAGCCAACTGTGTTGGATCATAAATTTCACCTAAATCAACAAATAAAAATTTAATTTTTAATGATTGACTTCTTTTTACAACTAACACGTTAGACCTGTTTTTCTTTTGTTGCACCAACTACCCAGAATATGATTTTACCACCTTTACCGCGTCTTGGCGAACAAGTATCTATTAAATAGATTGTTTGTTTTTCAAAAGCATTAGGTAAATTTTCATATATTCTATCGCCTTCTTGTGGGTTTATTTCTGATTCAAAATAATATACAACCTCTGAATTAACTGCAATTCCTTCCATCTGCTCCTGTGCACTTTTTGCATTTATTGATCCAGAAGAAAATACATTTCTTGTAGTGACTCTTTCTAGAGTATCCCTATAGTTTCCATTGGGCATTATCCTTTGGATATATACGTCATGACCCCATTCTTTTAATATCTTTTTAAAGGATCTTTCAAGATTAATCATATCCGCGAATACTTCTGTCTGGCATTGGGTCTGTTTTTAGTGCTGATCTTCTACTGGCTCCATAAAGATCTCTGTCAGTAAGCCAAACATCTCTATATGTATCTGGGTCAACAAATCTTCCAGGATTTGATATTTCCAAAGAAGGAAGACCCTTTGGCTGTATTCCTCTTGGACCAGTCTTCATTGCCAACATTTCTTGTCTTAGAGAGGCTGCAATTTGACACCAGGTAACAGCATTACCTCTTGACGTTATTGTTCTTGGGAAATTTCTTGCTGTAACTGTTAGATCTGCCAGAGTTACAGAAACGTCATCATCTCCACCATAATTGTACATTCTACTTAGATCGCAAGCTACGGCTGCCTTAATGTACTCGATTGCTGCGTATGCCAATTTTCCAGCTTCATATGTAGACTTTATTCCATAAATAGCTTCAACTTCTAGTGAGTGAAAGTGTATTAGTTCCCCTATTTCTATGAGAGATGCTTCTGGAAATAAAGGTAATATTTCTTCTGGACTGAGATATAAGGGGCTAACATCTGGTGCAAATGTCATTACCTCGTCAGCCTTAAGTGTTATAAGTGGCTTATATTCATCTGTTGACGTACTTACATAAAGTTGTTGATTAACAGTAATAGTTGTGCCGTTAGGCATATAACCAACAAATTTAATACTGTATGTATCGGCGTCAGTAGGTCTAAAATCATAGTAGTATTCTGAGCTTGTTAGAGCTGTTGGAGTAGTAGCAACAACCACAGTTTCATCAGCTTTTTTAATTTGAACAGTTACAGAATCTGGACTAACAGAAACTTGTTCACCAGTGGAAGCATTAATGTCAATAAATTTAACTTTAATTCTTACAGTATCATAAACAAGCACGTTGTTAATAGTCATTTTTTCTCCAATAAAACTTACAATTTGTCAGTTATAGTAGCTTGTTTTAGCTAACTATGGATACTTCCCCAGATGGCCCTATTGCTATTACTTGAGCCGAAGATATTGCTGATACGTCATTATCTAATACTTCAAGAGTTAAAATTCCGCTTGGACTTACATCCATGCTGACTACCCCTATTGTTGTATAGTTTGAGTAATCTTCATTTAATGAGTATAATACTGTTATATTATTTAATATAATTGGAGATACAAGGCTTTGTGCCGTAATTATTAAAGTTCCATTATATAAATAATTTGGATTATTATAGGTAATATTTGTATTATATAACATGGCTCTCCAGGGTTAAGCTACGCTATATAGTAATGGTTTTAATTTACTGCTTTACAACAATTGTTATGCCATAAAAAAGTGGGATGTGATACATATGGCAGTCGTCTCTTGACTTTATATCCTGGTGATATTGCCATACCGGGGATGCTTGTGTGTCATTTTGATACAGAAAAACACTGTCAGAACTATTTTGAATAATTAAAATACCACCTTTTTCCAGTCTATCTAAATACAAATCTACTGGAATAAATGGATTCTCCATATCTTGAGACCAACCTATTATTAGGTCAAAAGTAAAGTTATAGTTACTTTCCAAGTATTGCTGGGTCAATACTCCATACTCTATAGGAGCATTTTCGTACTGAAATTTTTCATATAATGACAATTTTTTATTATTTAAAAAATAAATTTGTGAATTATATATTTCCTGAAATGGCTTTAGCCTAAAACGATCAAGACCACCAGAAAGTGCAAGTATACGTTTCTTTGGACTAATGTCCATTAAAGCCTGAATAAGCAGTATGGGCATCCATTGAGATTGACCGTAAGAATCAGCCAGTGCTGGTCTTGGGTAATGAATCACGAACTCATAGTCACTTGCCCCACCAGTGGCTATATTTCTTTTATCTATGCCAACAACATTAAAAAGATAATTAGATATAGCTACTGACTCAGGGCCATCTTCTTTTGTTGATTTGCGAGCAAATTCCTTCCAATCATATACCCATTTCGTATAATCAAAAGACATCTGCGGCTCATATCTTTTATCACTTGACATTATTGACCTCATAGGTTGCAAACTGGATATCAAACCAGGCTCTTCTTATGCCTCTAGACAAAGATATATTTTGTTTTTTTATATATTCTTTTGAAGCTATATCTAATGATATGTCGTGGTCATAGGCGTATCTTTCTCTAATCAATAAGATGAGATCGTCTATTGTAGTTTTTAAAAAATCTTCTTCATCTATTCCGAGTATATACATAAAAGAAGCTAAATGCTGAGATCTAATTTTTAAATCTGCTTCAGCATCATACTTTGTCGTCATTTTTTTCTTCATCCTTAAACATTGCTACACCTTGACACATACTAACAGGCTTTCCTGCTACGTAATAAATACCAGTAGAAGAATCCCACTCTATTGTTTCATTATCCCAATCTGGAACATCTGTTATAGATTCGCCTTCTCTTTTTGACCAATCAAAATCTTCAATGTCACTCATGCTATTCTCCAATAAGTTTATTATAAGCTTTTATCTCATTAGATAAACAAATGTAAGCTGCGTGCAAATGACTTCCTTCTGGATATGGGTTTGCTTTTTTTAAATCAATATCGTTTGCATCTATACCAAGAATAGCAGAAAGTGTGGTTATTGATTTCTCTAAATAAGATTTAGCTTGTGACTTTGCTCTATCAATATCGTATTGACCTAATTGCATATTTTCTCCTTTAACTATAAGTGTATCATGCTTTCTTTACCGCAAAGAAGCCCTGAGATACAAAACGATCACCAGAAATAACGGGAGTCACTTCATGCGCCATGTCTTCGTGTGAAGAATGTGTAAATAAAAGAAGAGAATTTTCTTTTGGTTTAAGATTGAAACCCATAAGCGGCATATTAAACTCTCCACCTTCATAGTCATCATTTATATAATATACTGAAGAAAAATGAGTAACAGCATCTCTGTTGTGTATGAATGTTCCGTCACAATGCATATTCATATATCCACCTTCTTTTGCAACTGCAATCCATGGACCACTTTCGCTAAAACAATCTACGTTATAAATATCCTTTACAATCTTAACAACACCATTTAAATATTTAGTTAAAGCATCAAAGGTTGCACTTTGCAATACATCATTTGGCCACTTTTCATAATGTATCAAAGATGTGTATTTTTCTTCTGGAGACTTTTGATGCTTATCTCTTTCATCAAAAACTTTCATTGATATATTATAATTATCACCATGCTTACTGTCATTTGGATAAGGTTCTGGTATTTTTCCATTTACATATAATTCATATTCTTCTTCACTGATAAGAAATGATTTTACATATTTAAGTTCTGGATATTTTGAATGCTCTTCGACCTTCCATCTTATTGGGGAATCATAACCAACAAATGGAAAATTATCTTTATTATCTCTGCAGTACTTCTTTATAATTTCTGAATCCTCTTTTGAAAGAAAGTCAGTAAATATAGATATTCTTGGAGCGTTTATTTTCATTAAATCTTCTAACACATTACCCTCTTAAAAACTTAACTATTATTGATTCTGCTGAAAAAGAAGAATCATAAGAATTTACCTTAAAATATTCTACATCTTTTATTAAAGAATTTCTTTTTGCTTGAGATATTTTTTCATTGAAATTATTTTCAATAAAGTGATCTTCTTTTATACTAATAACTGCTAGTCCATTTTTCTTTAAATATTTTATTGAATCTATTAAATCATTAGAATCCAAATGACCGAGAGTAAATGTACCAGCACTTATAATTCCATCATAATGATTTTCTAGTAGAAGTTTATTCTTTTTAAAATCTTCAACAATCATCCAATCATATGTTGGCTTAAAATTTGGTTTAATTTTTTTTGCTGCTATCTGAATCATTGATCCAGATATATCTATTCCCTCTATCCACAGATTTTGTTTTATTTTTCCCAATAAATAACCAGCTAATCCAGTTCCACAACCAATATCTAAAACCGTAGAATTATGATTTAATTGATACATGCAAAATATTTCAATCACTTTTTGTGGAAGGATATAACTTACCTGATTAGTATAATCATCGTATTCATGAGCCCAATCATTATAATAATTCTTTAAATCATTTGGACTATTATAACAATAGACTGTATTTATTTTAAAATCATCAGGAGTTTTCATATTAGTAACTGTGAATAAAAGCTGAGAATTCTTCTTCTGTATCTCCAAGATTTTCAAATTCTATAGTTCCCATTTCTTCAAACTTTCTTCTCAACCATGCTCCGTTTCTATCTAGCAACCCAAGTTTGCTAACATTTGGAACTATTTTTGCTGCAAGCATTTTTCGTATCCAAGCTTGTGCTGGATCATTGAGTAAGAATGGAGCAATATCTTTTGTCTTAACACCCATTTTCTCATATACTTCTTGCTGTAGCATTCTTTCTCCAAGCTTAATACTTGCTTCATATGCAAACTGTTGACGCTCCATTATTTCAACATCTGTCATCTCTGCGTATATTTCCTTTAGCGAAATAACACCAAATGATATGTGTCGAGCTTCGTCTGCCATAACATTGCGCAATAATTGTTTTAGAAGAGGCTCATTTGTCAGTTCACGCATATATGCCATTGATGCAAGCCCCAGACCTTCAACCATAATTTGCATACCTAGATAAGTCATATCCCAACGATTATCAGCAATGGTGTCGTCAATTAAACTTTGAATATGCCAATTAAAAGGAAGTGTTCCTCCCAATTTTTCATTTGCATACTTAGCGAATACCTCTACGTGTCTTGCCTCATCTACCACCTGAGTTGATGCATACAGTTTTCCGTCATACCAGGGGCATGTTTGAGTTAGTTTTGCTGAACATATTAGAGCACCTTGTTCTCCGTGTATGAATTGAGATATCATCCACTTTCTGCTTTCAACGCCAAATTGCAACCACTCTTTGTCTCCCCACTTTTCAACTGGACTACCCTTGTATACTGACATTTCTCTGCTTGATCCAAAGTTAGAATAGTCCTCAATTACTGATTTCTCAACATCTACACTTACAGACCAGTCAAGAGCAGTCTCTCCATTCCATTGATTATTCTTAGCCTTTTCATAAAGTTTTCTTAGCTGAGTTCTAACAAGTGAATAATCCCAAGTAAAAATAACGTCACTATTATTTTTAACAACATGATCAACAGCGTTAAAATCAACTTCTGGAGCATTAATAATCGGATCTATATCATTAACTTTTATATTTCCAACAAATTCTTTATAGGTATCTTTTGTAACTGTCATTTTTCCTCTTTAATTAATAGTTCTTTGGCACTGTATATGCTGACCAATCTGGATTTTCTAAAACATTTCGGTTTACTGGGCTCAGATTTGCGCTAACAACAACTCTTTGTTCTTTGTTATAATGTCTATTGGTCATGTGGTTTATATAAGAATTAAATATAACTAACATTCCTGTTTCTGGAGTAATTGCAGTTGATCTTTCAATTGAATTACAGTGTGACGTAGTAAAGATTAAATCTGCGCTATTTTTTGGTGCATTTATATAATACGAGACAGAAAAATACTCTTCTGGATACAAATGAGTATTAATCTTGTGAGTATGCGCAGTTACTGATTGACCCTCTTCTAGCGATAAAGTCCATATAGAATCTATTTTCATTTCTCTATCAATAGTAAAACTTACTGCTTTTTCTATTTCCTTAAATAACTTTTTGCATTCAGATTTTTCAAATGGAAATGTTCTGTCCTCATAAAATGTATGCGCTGGGTAAGGATCTTTTACATTTGGTATGGAACCAGAATGTTCTTTAATTTCATTTAAAATAATATCATTATTTATATTTTCTAAATAAGATGTATATACATTTAATGAAAATAAATTAACAACTTTTAAATTATTCATAATAAAATTTTCCAGTCGTCAGTGCAGAGGGTGGGCTATCCTTATGCCAAACATTAATAACAACAACCCTTCTAACACCACTAATAGGAGGAGTTGTATTATGTATGATGTGACCGGCATCGAAAATGATTAACCTATTCGGCAAGCAAGCTATTCTTTCCCTCATTTCAACTGGCGCAATTAGAGGGTCCATATTTTCTTTCTCAAGCGCATTATAAGTGTCTTCGATTATGGCTTTGGGATGAAGTTCTAGAAAACCACCAACAACATCGTTTGTACTTGGATAATATACGCAGCCAATCTTTGGGCCCCTAAAAACCTTGGTGTCTGCGTATAAAAAAGTATCTTCATCTACGTGAACATCTAAGAATTGTCCTGGCTTAAAAGTTCTAGTCCAATATTCAAATCCACATAATTCTTCAATTGGAAAAGGTAGATTATTTTCCCAAATTGCTTTAATTAATCTTTTCCTTGGAGTATTTGTGTCTGATTTGTGCCAGCCATCCCAAAACATATATGGCGCAAAGCAATCGCATAGTTCATCATGATAACCATTTAAAACGGTTGCGATGCGCTCTTCGTCCCCCATTGACTCTGGGAAGAAGTCTTTGGTATGTTTAATTTCATCTAGTAAAATTTGATCTTTTATAAAATTATCCAAAACAATCATAATATATATAGTATTACAATTTTACTGCATATGTAACAGCAGCGCCAGTTGGGTTATGATATACGCAAGAATTTTCTATATTTTTAAGATATTCATGCACTTCGTAAAAATCGGTAAAAACAGACTCATCCTTATACAAAGAATCCGTACCAGTATACAACATCATTATTGTCCCATTTTTATTTAACATATTGTAAAATTTAATAACTACCTCAGGATCGTGCAATACGTCATGTATGCTCATGCATATAAAATCATATTTTCCACCTTTTTCAGACTCTATATCTTGCATTGAGATTATATTATAATTCCAGTTTTCATTATCTTTTTTTATTATTTTTTCAAATAAATTTAATTGATAATTATTTAATAAAGTTAGTTCTGATTTCTTCTGCATTAATCTAGCCAATCCCGTATTGAATGCTGGAAGTGTCATAAGAGAGGTTTTAGGGTTGGCCGTTAAAAAGCCAAACTCATGAGTATTTGCGGCATAATAATAGGCTTGATTGGTATTCCAAAAATGACTTTCTTGACTAAATACATCAAAATACCAAATTAAAAAATCCATTCCTGCTGCAACTTTTCTCTTGTCAAGAGACAATGTATCTAAATACGACTTAACATTTTTACTTTTTTGCATTGAATCTTCAATGGATTCAACATCTGTATATTTAATCAATCTTGCTAAATTGTCAAAATAATCTTTTTCATACATCATGTTAAATTGTTCCAATCGCAATTTGACGCATGTGCCACAATCTTCTTATGTTTCCTATTAGAGAAATTCTTTGATTCTTTAAATATAAATAAGAAGGATCTTGGCCTAAATTTAACTTACCAGATTCAACATCATCTATTGGGGCTATGGTTATAGATCTAGTTGCTGTTATGATTTCATCTATACTATAGGCATTTGCAATAGAGCCATCTAAGCCAACACAGTATAAATAGAAGCTAATTTGTCTATCTATATATTTTAAGTCTTCAATTGCATTGTAGCTCATGTTAAATCTTCTATGCTTGGGGATAAAGGAAGAATTATATATCTATTTATTTCAGCAAACTCGTTTGTTAAAACATACTCCCTTGTGGTTCCGCCATTTTCCATTACAATATTTTCATCTTCATCAGAATACGTAGGTACTACATTATCCATTTTTTCTGTAAACTCATGAATAAGTTTTTCGCTAATTTCTTTTGGTTCCATATTAACTAAGTTTTTTTAATGCGATGACTTGATTGTATAGTGAGGTAATCGCATCTTTTTGCATTTGCGATGCGTTATCATCTATTAAATCATTTAAAGACGATGCACTCATTATCTGCTTTGGATCCATGCCTAATATATAAGACAATTTATGAATAGACTTAGTTAAGTATAAAGAAGTTTTTTCTTTAATTAAATTAATTTCTTCTTCAGAAATATTCATTATTAATACTGTTCCATATTTAAAGCTACAATATACTGCATTGAATCCTGTTTGTATCCTTTACCTTCGAGGTGTTTTAGGTAATCTTGTCTAAGGAATGGAAGATAAACATTAACTGTATTGACTGCATTACCTGGATCTTGTAGTGGGTCAAGAACGCTTTCACCTAAAGCTTTATTTGGTGTTCCATGGCAATACCATCCAAGATACGCATATCTTGTGCCACTACCAGTTGGTTTTACCTCATGTGCTGCCATATAATCGCTGGGAAACATTAATATGTCTCCTTTTTTAGGGGAATAATCTATATCTAAATAAGAAAAATAGTGAGAGCCACCAGTAAAGTTTTTTCCATTAAGTTCATCATCTGACTCAACACTATCATTGGCATAGAATATTGTGCCAACCACATTTTTCATAGCCAATTGTTGGTTTGGGTGCGGCAAGCCATACATATAGTCGGTTTGTATATCAGCGTGAGGGCCCATATAAACATCTGATTTATATTGAGTTATGTGACCCCTACTCTGCCACCAAACACATTTATAAACCAATGGAAACATTTCTATATACTTTAATAAACACTTGTATTTTACTTCATCAATAAAAGATAGAGTTTTAATTGCCTGAAGTTCTTGATCTTGGTGTATTTTTGATGCCCTATATGGCATTTTTTCAATCATTTCAGTTGCAAAATAATACCCACTTTCATTTACATAAACTTGCTCACCAGTATTTGGATGAATTGCAAGTGAGTACATTTCTGCTTTTTCTTTTTCTATACTTTTTTCACAAAATTTATAAAACCAATCCCAATCAATAGTTGCGGTATTCTCAAAAAGGACAACTCCACCACCCAAGTGTTTTGGTTTTACATCAGTATAATTCATCATTATTATTTTCTCCTAGTGTATTATCTAATTGAGTTAACTTTGGTAAGTTTTTCATCCCTGGTCCAATTCTATTATTATCTGCGTCTAAACCAGTTTTTATTCCCTTTACCCATGTCCATGGTTTTTCTTGTGAGTTTTTCGTTTTTAATTCATTATATTTTTCTCTTGATTTTTCAAGTTCTTTATTTTCCCATCTATTAACTACTTCAAATTCCACACTTGGAAGTAAGTCAGTTGGATAAATATTAAAAAACAAAAATGGACTTCCCTTAGGGAATATAACCGGTTCATTAATTTTATGAATTACCCAATTTGTTTGAATTTCATCTGGCCACCAACTGCTCGGGATACTTGCTGTCATAGGTGAGGCTCCATCAACATAATAATTTGGAGAACCAGTCGTCCATAAACTATAACCATCTTCTGTGTTTATCACCCAACCAGTTGCAATAGATATCATTCCATGTATATTTGAATGAGCGAAGTGAAAACCATTGTAAACTCCACCGCTAATTATTCTAGCTGGACTAGGTCCTCCATCCCAAATTACAACTAATTCTTCAGGAAGGATCATTTCCCATCCACTAACATTTGCTGTAGTAACTGGGGTGCAATGATATGCATGTTTGTTATGAGTTTTATCCATCCAATCTCTTTTGACTCGAGACTGTCTTATCTCAACTGGATTATTGTGGGTTCTTGAAAGAATTACTTTTGTCATTTAATTCCTGAAAATAAATAATCTGAATCTAAGCTTCTTATTGGACCAGGCATTCTACCATAAAATCTTGGTGGTCTTCCTGCATTGGTGTCGGCTGGCGATCCATCTAAATTATGCCCATATTGAAATCCCTTATGAGTTCTTTCATTGTAGTCAAACATTGTTACAACTGCGTATTTTGTTCCAGATATAACTGGAATAGAACTATGTGCATAGATATATGTAGATGGGAATAATATTATATCTCCAACCTTTGGTTTTATCTTCAATTTTAAAATGTCAAAAACCAGTTCTCCACCGTCATAATCATCATTCAAATAAGCTACAGATGAAACTGTGCAATTATAGCTATACCCATGATCTGCGTGAGCAGAAAAGTGTTCACCAGGAATATATTTAACAAAATTAAAACTTTCCATAAAATCCATTTTTATCCCATGTCTAACTTCATAGTCATATAGACATTCAAGTAATGGAGATTTTACTTCTTCGCATACCTCTTTAATATCTGATGCTTTTGGAAAATTTTCCCAAACTGTATTATCTGGATGAATTTTAAAATCACTACAGTTTCTATAATCTCTATTTTTATTTAGGTCTCCAGTTGTCCCTAAGTCCCATTTAAATATATCATAATCACATTTTGCTAATCCAGACTCAAGTTTTTCTATTAAAACTTCTGGGTTTTTAATAGCATTTCTATATATAATTATTCCTAATCTTGGATCAAAAACATATTGCGGATTCATAATTATCTTTCTCCCATAGATGTGTGATATAATTTAAGGCGGAGTCTATTATACCACAATTTTCGGAGAGCTAATTATGTTTAATGAAGAAATAACAGATGAAAAACCGTGGAAAGTTTTACCTGGAACATTTGGAAATTCTACAGATAATATTAAAATTATAGACAATTTTATTGATAAAACTGATCTATTATCTTTACAGAATTTTGTAAATAAAATAGACGAATGGGATAATTCAAAAGAGAGTGAATCTCATGAAGATGGTACCATAAAATATGGTGCAGATGTGTGGTTAAATAGAACTTGCAGCTCTTATATTATAGAAAGATTAGACAAAAGTATTTATGATTTAATAGATTTTTATATTGATAAAATGACTGCAACAATAAATGAAAATTATAATTGTATTGTTGAAAAAAGAAAACCAGTAATAGTTTGCTGGAGACCTGGTGACTTTCAAATCGCCCATGCCGACAAACAATTGCAAGATGGAAGAACAAATGGTTTTGATGATTATGATATCAATTCATTATTTTATATTAACGATAATTATATTGGCGGAGAACTTTTTTATACACAACATGGCCTAAAAATAAAACCAGTAGCTGGTATGGCAGTTTCTCATCCTGGAGATATAAATTATATGCACGGTGTAACCCCGGTTTTATCTGGGGTTAGATGGGTTATTCCAGCTTTTTATGCTGTTAATTCTTTTTAGAATTATTTAAATGATGGTGGTCTAAAAAATCCTGGAGGGCCAAAAAATCCTGGAGGGCCAAAAAATCCTGGAGGGCCAAAAAATCCTGGAGGGGCAAAGAAG